TTGCGAATGAATTTGTAAAAATTGAGCAAGAAAAACAGAAGAAAATAAGAGAAATGCGACAGCAAACTATTAATCAACGTAATGAAGCAACTAAAAATTACATGTCGCGCTTGATTGAACAAAATGCAACTGAAAAAGAAATGTTGATTCTCAAAATGAATAGAGAGTTAGAAGCTAACAAAAATAATGAAACTGCTAAGTGGGCTATTAAACAGTATTATCAAAATAAAATAGACAAATTAGAGGAAGAAAATCATCAAAAATCTATTGAGAGGTTTAATCAAAGGTTTAAATTCATTAAAACTGGATTTGCCAACGCTTTCTCCTCAATTTTCAAAGGTACTAAAAGTGTTACTGAAGCATTTGGCGATATGTGGTCTAGCATAATTGATAAAGTTATGGACAAACTTGCTGAAATGGCAGCAAGCAAAGTATTTGGCTTCATCACAGGTGGCGGTGGAGGCGGACTTCTAGGAGGTGGTGATTTCTTTGGTGGTATTTTCCACAACGGTGGTACAGTACCCGGCCCAATCGGGCAAGAACGCTTAATCTTAGCGCAAGCAGGCGAAACAGTATCCCCTATAGGCTCAAACACAGGCTCTAGTGGTGGAGGATACAGCACAGCTAATATAAGTGTTAACTTAGATGGAAAAACCATCGCACAAGCCGTGAAACAACCCTTAGTAGACACAATTAGAATAACAGGAGGTGCGCGCTTCTAATGAAAGCAATTATAGGTGGAACAACTTACAGCATCAAAATTAACACTTTTCAAGCAGAGGACACTATTGAGATGCGTGCCACCTGTTCATTTTCTATCCCAGACAAACAAAATGAATATACTTTCAAAAAAGGTCAACCTGTTACAATAATAGATGACAAAAATAATGATGAGCAAATATTTGCAGGTTTCCTTGAAACTAGCGATAAGTACCCCTTATCAAGCAGGCAAGCTAACGCATATATGCACGATATAGTCTGCATTGATATGCATTATCTAGCTGATAAGAGGCGTATAAGCTATGCAGCAAGGAATAAATTAGCAGGAGATATAATTAAGGATATAGTTGACCAAAAACTTGTTGAGGAGGGTGTGTATTACAGTAAAGACTTAAATTTTGTTGAAACTACAACAGCAGATTTCTCAACTGGCACATTATCAAATGTAGTTGCTGAAAATGATAGTTTGAGATTAGATAAAACCGGCTCTAATGTAACTGACATTGAAACTACAACAGCAGATTTCTCAACAGGCACTCTGACTGATGTTGTTGCAGTAGATGATGGGCTGGAGTTGGAGAAAGGAAAATTAGATGATTATTCTACTAATCCTATAACAAATAATAGATTTACAGGGTTACAAGGTACATGGTCTTATGACAGCACCAATCAGTGGTTAGAGCAAACAGATAGTACAACAGCTCAACACTTTGGTGCTCAAACTGGCTTTGCTTTTGATACTAAAGTTGATTTTGAATTTGATATGAAAATAGAAAGTGACCCAAGTGGCAAAATACATTCTGGTGCATTTATTCAAACTGTTGCAGGTGAAATAACAGGTTATCGTATTACTCATTTAGATAATGGATGGGTTTTTAGTAAGTTTGATTTAGGAAGTGAAACTTCTTTAAACCAAACAAGCCATAACACTAATGCAATAACAGTTGGTCAAGATGTTCACATTAGAGTAATCCATGATTTTGTTAAAAATACAGGTGAATTATATGTGAATGACTCACTTACCATTAGCTGGTCAGATAGTTCATATTCACAAGGTAGACCCGGATATCACTCTTATGGCAATATAACTCACTATGATAATTTAGTTGCTAATAACCTTATCAAAGTAAACACTGGCACACGCCAATCCCCTCAACTAGACTTATCAGCAGTTAATGATGTAGCAAGTAGTAGTATTAGCTGGACTGAAACGCTCAACTCACAGACTATAACTATTGAAACCTCAATTGATGGTGGCTCAACCTGGCAGACAGCAACTAACGGTGGTGCTATACCTAACTTACCTGCTAATCCAACTATTCTTGATGTGAGACAGACTCTTGAAACTACCGATACTACTGTCACACCTAGATTAGAGAGTTTAGAAGTAGAGGTAGTATCAGCTTACGAAACAACTGGTTATCGCATAAGTAAGCCTTTTGACTTATCACCTGCTGTTGAAGATGGAGGTAGCACAATAAGCTGGCAGGAAACTACACCAACTAATACTTCTATCACAGTTGAAACTAGCTTAGATAATGGTACAACTTGGCAGACAGCAATTAATGGACAACCGATACCTAATTTGCCGACTGATTTGCAAGGTGTAGAATTAAAGTATAAAACTACACTTAACGCAACTGATACAAGTATAACACCTACTTTTGATGAAGTTAATATTGATGTATTAACAGATAATGCTTCTATTGAAGATGGTACAGAAATACTTGAAACTAGAGCTAACTTTGTGCCAACAGAACAATTAATTTCATCTGTAGCAGATAAGATGAACTTTTGGTGGAAAATCGACAGTAATAAGATGATACATTTCAAAAGCAGAGAAAGCGAACCTGCTGATTGGGAGCTTGAGCCACAGTATATTAGAGGTTTACCTACTACAAAAAGTGGCAATCCACTATATCGCAACCAGCAACTAGTCAAAGGCCCAATTGGTATCACAGAGAAGCAGGTTGATGTTGAGCGTGGAGATGGTGATAAAAAAGCTTTCCCTGTTAGTTTTCCAATAGCAGAGGAGCCGACTATTGAAATATCAATTAATGGTGGTGCTTGGCAGACTCAAACTGTTGGTAGAAAAGGTGTTGATGATGGTTTCCAATGGTATTGGGAGAAAGAGTCTGATATTATCACACACGATAACGCTGAAAGTAGATTAACCAGCAATGATAGAGTTAGATGTACATTTATTGGGCAGTTTAAGATTGTAGCACAAACTTATGACCCTAATCTGATAAGCAAACAAGCTGACATTGATGGCACATCTGGAATAGTTGAGGACGCTATAACAGTTGGGAATGTTGAAGGTAGAGAAGCTGCAATTGAAATAGGCAACAGCAGGATTGAAAAATATGGAGTTGACAGCAAGCGACTTAAATTTCAGACTAGAAGAAGTGGACTGAAAGCGGGACAACTTATCACAGTTAATAATCTCACTAATATGGGAATTAATCAAGGTGAAAAACTACTAATAACACGCACCAATACTTTTGACGAGAATGGTCAAATATTCTATGACATTGAAGCTGTCAAAGGACCTAAGCACAAAACTTGGGAAGAATTTTTCATGGAATTAACAAAACGTGCTGAATTAGTAGTCAGCGAAGGAATAGGTGAAACTGAAATATTAATCATCCCTATAGACTTCAGCAAAACTTGGACTTTTGCAGAGAACCCCAATATATTTAGGCAACTCAAAGCAGATGGTACTTGGCAGGCAGATGGCACATACACGCCTAATTTTGAGCCTAACGATAGAGTAACACATATAGCTTGGTTTAATGGCGATACAGAACTGGGTAGGCAAGAGAGGACACAACAGGATGTTAACACAGCTGATAGAGTTGATACACTAACTTATCTTGGTCCTAATAGTGCTAATGAAAATATAACACACTTTGGCTGGATAGGTGGATTTAGAGCAACAGAGCAAATAGGCACAGGTGTATTAATTGACAAACAACCGTATGATTTGATTAAAAAGGAAACCGAAGCACTGCAAATATCACGCTCTGATTATAGTTGGGCATATTAAAGGAAGGTGATTAGATGGCAACTGTTAGAATACAAGATGGTGGAGCAACAAGAAGTATAACAATTGATGGCACAGAGGTTAGCCAGTATGTAACAGAATATAATGCTGACGCAACAACTGATACAACCCCAATGATACTAATGGAGGTTGATGCAGGCACTGAAATAGTTTTTGAAAACGCCGAAGTTAAGTGGAAATTTAATTTTCCAAGTGAAGTTAAAATAAGACAAGCAATGTATCAAAACTTGAAGAATGAATTTGAGGTGACACCATAATGGCATATACACCGATTAATTGGGCTGAAAACTCAGGCGTAACAGCAGTTAAATTAGACCAGATGGATGGGCAGATTGATACTAATGAGAATGATTTGAGAACAATACAAGGTGGTACAGTAAGTGTTGATGGCAGAATAACTGCTAATGAAAATGGATTAGCTTCTTTCAAAAATATACAAACAACTGGTACTTTTAATTTTAGTGGGGATACAACAACTACGCAAACTGTAAATATAGGCAATGGATATTTTGTTGCAGCTAAAATATATTATAAAGTAACTGGGCTTACTAATACAACAACAAGAACTACAGTTTCAATTAGTGTTGATACACCGTTAGGAGAAGCTGAAATTAGTGGGGCAAGGGTTTCTAGAGAAACGTCGTATGATAACGATGATGTTGTAACAGAAAATACACAATATATAGCAAATCATGCACAAACAATAAATAATATTTATATAAATTATGACGGAGATTATAGAAGCTCAGCATCAGTTCAAATAGCATATATACAAATATAAAACAATAGTGGAAAGGTGATAATTTTGGACTTCTCAACAGAATTCTGGTTACAGATAGGAGTTAATCTAGTAACATTAGCATTTTTTGCAGGAATAGTATGGACAAAACTAAGCTATATTGAAGACAAGCAAGATAAGCACAACAAACTAATAGAAAGAATGTATAATGTAGAAAATAATTCAGCTAAAGCACATGATAGAATTGATA